CAGAAGCAACGGATCCCGGAGCAATTGGAACCCGTCTTTTATATGAAACTCTCGGCGGTTTTTTTGCGCCTAAAAAAGTGCTTATTAATTTTGTCCCTGCCATTAAAACAGCGACAAGCAATCTTGTACAACCTTTAACTCGAGCGGGCCGGCAAGACATTGCTGCAATGAAGCTAAGAGAGATTGCTGAAAAACATGGGGAGGATGTGGATGCGTTTATTGAAGCTTTGCGAAAAGAGCCTCAATTTGCTTCCTTGGCTAAAGAATTAGGTATTGATCCGGGAGAAACGCGCCCCGCTCTAATGTTTGATAGTCCAGCACTTAGAGAAATGGAAAACCGTGTGGTTCAAGGGTATCCCGGAATGGGTGCTGAGCTTAAACAACAGACTCAAGAAAATCTTAATGTTATCAAAAACATCATAAACGTGTTAAAAGACCAAGGCGATCCCGGATCTTTAGCTGCCGCATCCCAAATGCGCCAGAAATATTTTGAAGAGCTTCTTACTGCGCGGTTAAATGCGGCTAATGCTACTGCTTTAAAAGCGGCGGAAGGAATTCCGGTATCGCAACAGGCGGGGCAAGAAGCGGGGCGGGCTGTTGAAACCGTTGCACGTAGGTCTTTAGAAGATGCACGGCAACTAGAAAGAGAGCTGTATGGTCGGGTTGATCGAATGGCTCCCGTTGACATAGTAGATGACAGTTCTATTCTTTCCGCCTTTCGAGAATTAGAAATAGAACATCCGGATTTAATTCCAAAAGAAATACGGTCTCGTGTGGGAAGACTTTTCCCGCAAGTTGAGAGTGCTACTGAAGCGCAAGACGCTTATTCTTTAGCGTTGGGAAATTTAAGCGAGTCCTTAGGAAAAGTCCGAACAAAAATGACGGAATCGCTAGGTCGATTGTCCTCTGACGACAAGTTTTTTATTCAAAGACGTCTTTCTCCCGATGGGAAATTTAAACTTAGCGACTTAATGGAAAATCCGGAAGCCATTCCTAGAGAAAGATTAATTCAACTTAGAGATGAGATATCTTTGCGAACTTCTCCTAAAGAATCTTTTAGGTATTTAGATGCGAACAACGCCGCTCAATTTCAAAACTTGTCCAAAGAGGCTCGCAAGGAAATCCTTAAAGTTATAAATGGGATTTTAGACACGTCTAATTTTCAAACGGAATTAAACACATTAAAAGCTCAAGGGGCTCCTCAACTTGCGGCTTCGGCAATGGAAGAAGGAACGTCTACCACGCTTGGGCAGTTGATGGATTTTCGATCAACCATGCGACTTCTTGGGGCACAGGCCGCGGGCCGCCAAGATTTTCAAGCCGCTAATTTTTATGGTCGTATGAACGAGGCGGCACTAGGGGATCTTGAGACGGTTGTAATGCGAGAAATGGCCGAAGGAGCAGACCCCTTAGTCGAGCCTCTGTTTCAAGCGTACCAGTATTCACGGGCATTGAACGATGTCTTTCGACGAGCTTTTGCAGGAGATGTGTTAGCTAAAGATGCCGATCAGGTATCTCGTATTTTGCCAGAAACATTGGCGGCAAAATTGTTTTCTGACGGAAATGATGCCGTGGCATTACGGATTCAGCAACTTACTGAAGCCGCAGAGTTTATGTCCTCAAAAGCTGCCCAAGAAATTGGAGGCGAGGCTCCGACGTCTTTTGCTGCAAATTTGGGCACTATGACAGGAGCTGCCGAGGACATGTTGCGGTACGCGGCTCGTGTGGTGGTTAACCCAGACACTAAGCAGGTAATACCTGAAGCCTTGGCAGGGTTCATAAGAGATAACGAAGTTGCTTTGAACATGTTTCCTTCGTTACTTGAGGATTTAAGTAACGCGCAGACCGCCCAGAGGTTGTTAGATGACGTTATGGATGCCAATAGTCATGCTCAGAAGGCTATAAAAAAGCAAACGGCTTTTGCTAAGTTTTTGAATTCTCCTGACAATCCCGCGAAAACGCTTCAAACAATGTTGGGCTCCCCCGGTTCCCGTAAAGAAGCGGCCGTTCAAGAATTTAAAAAGCTTATTCGGTTTTCCAGAAGAGATCAAAACCCCGAAGTACTGGACGGCTTATTAGACACCGTTTTAGAAAGTGCCTACCTATATGGCGGTGGCGGCGCAGGGGCGGAGAATTTAGACATTGGCAAATTCAGGGCATATTTGTACGAGCCTTTGGGCAAAGGCCAACTTTCCATTATGCAAATAATGCGAGAGCAGGGGGTGATTCCTGAAGAAACGGTTGGGAAACTGCGTGTGGCTTTAACTCAAGCCGAATTGGCCAACAAATCTTTAACAGATGCCGTGGGTGCTTCCGCGGGTTCTTTAATGGACGCTCCCGCTAAAGTTGTAGATACTCTTGCTGCCTTATTGGGAACTCGGGTAGGAACCTTCGTCAGCGGAATGATTCCCGGAAGACAACAGGGTATTATTGAAGCGGCGGCGTTTGCAAACTTGGGCCGAGAATGGTTAACCAAAATGCCTAACATGCAACTTAAAGACATATATACCGAGGCGTTAAGAGATCCCGAGTTACTTGCGCTTCTTCTTGAAAAAGCACCAACGCCTAAGAAAAAACTAGAACTATTAGGTAAGTTTAATGCTTATCTTAACGGCATTGGAATACGTTGGCTGAGCGAAGAAGAGCAGGAACAAATGCTTCAAGGGGTTTCCCCGCCGGAGTTTCAAAATCAGCAAGAACCCGTGCAAGAAGAAGCCACGACCCCCGCTCCTGTTTCGGTCCCTCAGCCACAAGCTTCTGTTTCTGCGGCACCCCCGATGTCACCCCCGATGTCACCCCCAATGTCACCCCCGATGTCGCCCCCGATGTCACCCCCGCAGGGAGCACCTAACTTGCAACAACGGCAACAGTATGCTGCAATGTTCCCGTATGAAGCAACATCCGAAATGATTCGTGGGGGAATAGGGAGCTTAACATGACAGCAGGAAAAGGACTTTACGCAAATATTCACGCAAAAAGAAAGCGTATAGCAAAAGGCAGTGACGAGAAAATGAGAAAGCCGGGGAGCAAAGGCGCTCCCACGGACAAAGCATTTGCTAAAGCGAAGAAAACCGCGAAGAAAAACACGCGCGCATCATAGTAACCACTGCTTAAAATCCTCACCTAGCACTTGCCCCGCAATATCGATCTTGTCTCGTAAGGCCGCAAGGATTTTTTCGTCTATCGTGTCTGGAGACACAAGGTCGATGTATGTCACGTTGGCCTTTTGGCCAATACGGTGCGCCCGGTCCTCCGACTGCAATCTAATTTCTAGATCATAACTGTTGCTGTAATAAACCATGGTTGTTGCTGCGGTAAGCGTAATACCGTACCCACCTGTCTTAGGCTGACCAATAAAGAACCGCAAGTCCGACTGCTCGTCCTGAAACTCTGTGACAATCTCCTGTCGCCGGTCCTGCTCCGTGCCGCCATAATAAGTAGCCACGGACCGCGGGCCAAACTTCTTTTTGATTGCAGCTTCGATCTGGTGGATGTCGTAAGTCCACGTAGCCCAGATAATTACTTTGCCGCTCACCTCGTCGAGGATGTCCATCAACTCGCTGAGGCGGTTGTTCTTTATTTCTACGATAGGACCGGTATCCGGCTGTAGATGCCCACAACAAATTTGCTGTAATCGCATGATTTGTGTGAGAACAGATTGTGTGGTGGCGAGCTCTCCGCTGTCCAATCGAGCCAGAGCCAGCTTCTGCATTTGTACATAAGCCGTAATCTGGTCCTTGCTAAGAGGGACGTTTCGTTTCATGTAAATTTTTTCGGGCAAGTCCAAGCACTCGTCTTTTGTAATTCGTGTGGCAAAGCGATTGAGCTTTTCGCCCAGCTCATCCAATCGGCGATAGCCGGTGATTTCTTGAAAGCTTCGATGCCCCATGTTGCGTTTTTGGATTACCGCGTACCTGTTTTGAAAAGCGAAGAAGCTACTAAAGCCCAGCGCGTCTTCATGCAAAAAGTGGCACTGGCTGAACAAATCCATGGGCGACTTTGTAATAGGCGAGCCCGTCAAGATGCGTCGGTATTTGGCGTTCTTGCCGGCCTTAATGACCGCTTTTGTGCGCTGTGCCTTTGAGTTTTTTATCGTGGTGCTTTCGTCAACTATTGCAATGCTGTCCGGATTGATCTTCAAAAACTTCTCTGCGGTCCCGGCACCTTTTGGGGTGGACAACGCTTCGATGTTCATGACAAGAATGTGTAAAGATTTGTCTTCCTTGTCTCGATAAGCCAAGGATTCAATCTCTTCTTGAAACTTCTTAGTAATGTTGGGCTGCCACCTTACCATTTTGTAATCTATTCGGTCTGGGGTATGAATGGGTATCTCGTTCTTTACCCAGTTATCAAACACGCCCTTTGGGGCTAAGATCAGAGCCGTATCGATCTCCCCGCGCTCAAAAAGGTCGCACATGGTGTCAATCGCGACTTTAGTTTTTCCCGTCCCCATCTCCATCAACAGCGCGTAATACTCCGCGGACCGCGAGACATTGAACGTATCTTCTTGATGCTTATAGGGTTTTGTCTTGAACTCGTACATAGGGTTACCTGTGATAAAAAATAGTTGACATCTAGGAGTTTATGCGAGAATATTCCTTTTCGCAAGGGCCCAACAAGCTCTTTAACCACGAAAGGAGAAAAACGATGAAAGACATCCTACGCGAAATGGAAGAAGATTTCGAAGCAAATGCTTCTGCGGTGGAAACCGTAGAAGATAACGGCTTGAAATCGATTGCACAAGTAGCGCGTCTCGTTCGAGACAAAGAAGATCAGGTCAGGATCCTAGAAGAACAGTTGAAGGAAGTGAAGCGTCAACTGCTCAAGCTTAGCGATGAAGACCTGCCCGCCTTGCTCCAAGAGGTGGGGGTTAACTCTTTTACGTTGGAAGACGGTAGTAAGGTAGAAGTCAAGCCAACGTACGGAGCACACATCAAAGCGGAAAACAAGCAAGCAGCGTTCGAATGGCTACGTTCTCAAGGGTACGACGATATCATCAAGAATATTGTTTCGTGTCAGTTTGGTCGTGGCGAGGACAACAACGCTTCAGATTTTTTTGACTTTGCGTTGAAAAGCGGTTTCAACCCAGATCAAAAAACCGACGTTCATCCACAGACTTTGAAAGCGTTTGTGCGTGAGCGCGTTGAAACCGGGGACGAGTTCCCCATGGACCTGTTCGGCGCTTATGTCGGGCAGCGAGCAACCATTAAAAGGAGCAAGTAATCATGGCAGCAGCAAAAGACGTCTCCACGAAGGAGAAAACCAATGACATCGTCACATTCGACCCCACCCTCTTCGAGCAAGATGCAGGCGCAGGCCTCGAAAACATCGGGCAAGAAGACTTGGCGTTACCTTTCCTTAAAGTTTTATCTCGTCAGGATCCGACTCTGGATGACCTTGAAGATGCTCGAGCTGGAGATATCTACAATACGGTCACGGGCGAGGTCTTTAAAGGAAAAGAGGGAATACGAGTTATTCCGTGTGCTTATCAGCGCCGGTTTATTGAGTGGGCTCCTCGTGGTAGCGGCAGTGGCGCTCCTCTGAACATTTTCTCACCGGATGAGGAACGACCTCGCACTGAAAGAAGCAAAGAAGACAACAAAGAATATGTGGTTGGGGGCAACGGAAGTTATATCGAAGAAACCCATCAACACTTTGTTATCATCTTGTCCCCGGACGGATCTTCGAGCACCGCACTTGTCGCAATGAAATCAACTCAGTTGAAGAAATCGCGAAAGTGGAATAGCATGGTGGCTGGAAGAACGATGATGGGGAAAAACGGACCCTTTACACCACCGCGGTTTAGCCACGTATACATGCTTAAGACTCTCAGCGAAGAAAACTCTAAAGGCTCTTGGCATGGCTGGGAAATTAGCCTCGATGGCGTCGTTGACGACATGGCGGTTTATCGACAAGCGAAGCAGTTTGCTGAAAGCATTACTCGCGGAGAAGTCGAGGTCAAACACTCGCAAGAAGGTGAAGGCGCCCCAGAAGATAACGGATCAACACCGTTTTAAAACCCATAGGCGGCACCCCCGTGCCGCCTTTGCTATTGGAATAATATATGTCTGACGTAAAAAAGTTTGCCGGCATTTTTGACGGCCTAGAAGAAGCATACGGCACATATAAAATCGACTCGAAGAAAGCAAACGGGAAAAACACAGGCAGAGCAGCCGTAGTCCGCGAACCACGGACCATTGAAACGTGGGAAGGGCACCTCTCTGGCAAGGGTGCTGCTATCGGCATCATCCCTATCAATCGGGAGAGCAATTGCAAGTGGGGTTGTATTGATGTGGATCAGTATCCTTTGGACCACACGGAGCTGATCGAAAAAATACGACGCATGTCACTGCCCTTAGTCGTTTGCCGTTCAAAGTCGGGAGGAGCTCACTGCTTTTTATTTTCCAGTGACTGGATACCTGCGAAGGTCATGCAGGAAACCCTTAATCAAATAGCTGCCGCGTTAGGTTACGGCGGGAGCGAGATATTTCCTAAACAGGTCAAGCTGTTTTTAGACCGTGGAGATGTGGGCAACTTTTTAAACATGCCTTACTACGACGCGGAAGACGGCCTTCGATATGCCATCAAAGACGATGGCATGAGTGCTACCTTGCAAGAATTTTTTGCGTTGTACGATCAATACGTTCAAACGCCCGAGCAGGTGGACGCGCTTAAAATAGAAGAAGACCCGAACACGCCTATTACGGACGGCCCACCCTGTTTGCAAACCCTTTGCGCTCAAAAAATAAGCGAGGGTGGCCGAAACAACGGGTTGTTTAATATTGGCGTCTACCTTCGTAAAGCGTACCCGGACACGTGGCAAGACGAAATACTCAACTACAACATGCGGTATGTAGAGCCACCAATACCTTTGAACGAGCTCAACACAGTAGTCTCTCAAGTGCAGAAAAAGGATTACGCCTACAAGTGTAAGGACGCGCCCATAAACGCTTACTGTAACGCAGAGGTTTGTAGGACAAGGAAGCACGGCATACAGGCCGCGGTCAGCGGGGCATCGGTGTCAAACCTAAGAAAGTACGACAGCACCCCGCCCATTTGGTTTCTCGACGTCAACGGAGTTCCGATTGAATTAGAAACGGAAGCTCTGATGAACCAAGCGGCCTTTCAAAAGGCTTGTGTGGAGCAGCTCAACTTCATGCCCACAAGTGCTGCAAAGCAGTCTTGGGAGTCACGCATTAACCACCTGTTACAAGAGATGTCTGAGCAGGACGGTGCTATCATACCTGTTTCGCAAGACGCTTCCGTGCAGGGTCAGTTTTATGAATATCTTGAAGAATTCTGCACGGTGATGCAGCAAGCAGAAAACCGCGAGGAGATACTCTTGCGCAAGCCTTACACCGATGATGACGAAGAAAGGACATACTTCCGGCTTAAAGACTTTGAGTCTTACCTCCGAAAGAACAAGTTCTTTGAATACAAAAGCCACAAGATTGCCCAGCGATTGCGCGATATCAACGGGGACTCTACCTCAATCAAGATCAAAGGTAAGGCCGTCCGAGTCTGGGTAATACCGGCATTTGGCACACATCACATCGAAATAAAAGCGCGTGACTTCGGGCAGGATAACGAGGCGCCGTTTTAATGTTTCGAATATTTGGCCCTCCCGGCACAGGAAAAACGACGCGTTTGCTAGACATGGTGGAGCGCGCTCTTGGGGAGGGCGTCCCGCCACAAAAGATTGCGTTTCTGGCATTCACCCGAAAAGCCGCAACAGAGGCGAAAGAGCGGGCCGCGAAACGATTTGGCTTGGACCCCGACGACTTAATGTATTTCAGGACCCTGCACTCCTTGGCATACCGACTTTTGGGTGTCAGGACCAAAGACGTGCTGGGCAAAGAAAACATGAACGAGTTGTCTAGGCATATAGGGATGCAACTCAGTATCCGTGTCGGATCAGACCCGGATGAGGTGGACATTTCTAAAATGGCAGACCACCCAATCCTCAGTGTCATACACCTCGCCCGACTGAAAAAAACCAGTCTGCGGCAAGAATACAACAACAGCAACATCGCCCATGCGTGGGAAGAAGTAGATTTTGTGAATCGGAATTACAATTCCTATAAGCAAGCCAACATGCTGATGGACTACACGGACATGCTCGAATTGTTCGTGCAAAAAGCAGACGCTATATGCCCCACCTTCGAGATAGCTTTTCTAGACGAAGCACAAGATCTAAGCCCCCTACAGTGGGACATCGCTCACGCTATCGATAGAAAATCCAACAAGATGTACTGCGCAGGCGATGACGACCAAGCTATCTACCGGTGGGCCGGGGCAGACCCTGACTACTTTATTGACCTAGACTGCGGCGCCGAAGTGCTTGAAACGTCCTATCGAATTCCCTTAGAAGTACACGAGCTAGCAGAGCGCATCACAGCAAGAATTCTTAAACGATACCCAAAAAAGTACAACCCCAGAGCAGAACGCGGGTCCGTGTCCCGGGTGTCTACCGTTAATCAACTCGACATGGCCCACGGCTCGTGGCTCATTATGGCTCAAGCAAACTACATGCTCAGCCCGATCACACAGGATTTGCGGTCAATGGGCTACCTGTACGAACGCAACGGACACCGATCCATTTCTGATAAACTGACCGAAGCCGTGAACGGCTGGGAAAGAATGCGTAAAGGTCATGCCATTACGCTACACACCGCGCAGGCAATCTATTCTTTAATGTCCGGGAACGGCCTTCGAATCGCCCGAGGAAAAAAAACGATTAAAGCCGCGGAAGATGAGTTGTTTACCCTCGAATCCTTGCAGAAGTATCACGGCCTGTTGGCCACAAAAGATATGATCTGGAGTGAGGCAATGGATAAAATAGGAGACATGGACAGGGCCTATATCACGGCACTACTCCGACGTGGCGAAAAGTTTAACGCCACGCCCCGTATTAAACTGTCCACGATCCACGGCACAAAAGGCGGAGAAGCGGATAACGTAGCGCTGCTCACGGACCTCTCTAACTCGGCAATGGAAGGTATGAGCGATGACTTGCATCGCGTGTTTTACGTGGGGGTAACGCGTGCAAAACAAAATCTCTTTATTTTTGAACCCGATGACTACTCGAGAGCATATGACTTATGAATAAAGAACAGCGAGAAAGATGGGAAGCTTCACAGGATCAAAAAAACTTACGGCACGTGCTTTGCTCTAAATGCCAACATAAGGCCGAAGAGGTCATTAACGCGGAAGAGAATGTCCGGGTAGGCTGGTACTGCCGTGTCTGTAAGCTTTTTGAAAAAACCATTGGTAGAGAAAGGAAAGTGTCATGAACGGAAAACTTCAGATGGCGATGTTCCCGCCCAAATCAGAGTGGGTTCCCCCCGCGGATTTGCCGGACATTACCGGAGCATCCCAAATTGCCATCGACGTTGAGACCAAAGACCCTAACTTGAAAGTACACGGCCCGGGATGGGCTCGTGGGGATGGTCACGTAGTTGGTTACGCGGTGGCCGTAGACGGTTGGAAATGCTACATCCCGATCAGACACATGGGTGGAGGCAACCTTGATGAGAGGATTGTCAACAAGTGGCTCAAGAAAGTATTCGAATGCCCCGCTGACAAAATTATGCACAACGCTCAATATGACCTTGGTTGGATAAAGCGCATGGGCTTCACGGTCAACGGTCGGATCATCGACACCATGGTGACCGCAAGCTTGCTTGACGAAAACCGCTTCAGCTACAGCCTCAACGCCTTGTGTTACGAATACTTGGGTAAAACAAAAAGTGAAAAAACCTTAGTGGAAGCTGCTCAGGATTTTGGCGTAGATCCCAAGGGGGAAATGTGGAAGCTGCCGGCAATGTATGTCGGGCCCTATGCTGAAACAGACGCAGAAATCACTTTGGATCTCTGGAACCACTTTAAAACGTTGCTGCTCAAAGAAGATTTAATGACGGTCTGGGAGCTTGAAACTGCGTTGTTGCCCTGCCTTGTAGACATGACGTGGAACGGCGTACGTGTGGACGTCGATAAAGCAGAACGAACCAAACAGCAGCTTAAGCGAGAAGAGAAAGAAACCTTTAAGAAAATCAAAGACTTAGCGGGTTTTGAGGTGGAGATATGGGCCGCGGAATCTATTGCTAAATCCTTCGACAAACTAAAGCTGCCCTTCCCCAGAACAGAAAAAGGTGCCCCAAGTTTTACAAAAGACTTCATCACCTCGCACGATCACGAACTGCCACGGCTCATAGCACACGCCCGAAACATCAACAAAACCAGCGGCACGTTTATCGATTCAATATTGAAGCACGTCACCAAAGAAGGTCGCATTCACAGCCACATCAACCAGATTCGATCAGACGATGGCGGTACTGTCTCTGGCCGTATCTCGATGAACAACCCCAACCTGCAACAAATACCGGCTCGCGATCCAATATTCGGGCCCATGATCAGAGGACTGTTCCTGCCCGAAGAAGGAAAGCAATGGACGTCCATAGACTTCTCGCAACAAGAACCACGGATCTTGGTGCATTACGCAAAAGCCTACGGGGACAGCCGTAACCAACCTTTTATAGGCGTGGAAGAGTTTGTCAACGCCTACAACAATAACCCCGACATGGACTTCCACAACATGGTATCGGAAATGGCAGAGATACCCCGTAAACAAGCCAAGGTTATCAACCTCGGTATGATCTACGGAATGGGGGTTAACAAGCTTAGCGATCAATTAAATATATCAGTAGACGAAGCAAAGGCACTAACAAAGCAATACCACGACCGAGTGCCCTTCGTCAGAGGACTCATGCAAGCCGTGCAGCGACACCTAGAAAACCCACGATCTAGCGGAAGACTACGCTCACTAAAAGGCAGAGCCTGTCGCTTCGACCTCTGGGAACCCGTCAGCTACGACATGCATAAGGCCATGAAAAAAGAAGATGCAATCGCGGCCCACGGGCCAACGGTTCCACTGAGAAGAGCCTACACCTATAAGGCACTCAACCGTTTGATTCAAGCGTCCGCTGCGGATATGACAAAGCAGGCCATGTTAGACCTGTATACCCGGGGCATAACGCCCATGCTTCAGGTTCACGACGAGTTGGTTTTCTCTGTAGATACCGTGGAAGAAGCCAAAATTATTTCAGATGTAATGACTAATGCGGTGCTTTTATCTGTGCCAAGTAAGTGTGATATTGAGATGGGGCCAAACTGGGGCGAAATCAAAGAGATAGATGCTTGAAATATTAGCTCTGTCCTATATAATCTTACAAAACCAAGGAGGTCTTATGGACACAACGAAATGGAAGTCAATATTAGTGCCGAGAGACGTGTATGAAGAAATCATCGTCATCGCACACGTAGAAGCTAGAACCATCAGCGGACAACTTCGATACATCTTTGAGAATTGGAAACTGGACCACCTGTCTCCTAATGACCAAGAATATATCGCGGAGAAGGTCCTAGAGATGCGTGAACAAGAACGACAAAAAGCTATTGAGTTGGAGAAAGGATGAAAACCTTAATAGAACAACGGTTGCAGGAGGCTTTGGAAAAGGCCCAGCGACAATTGGACAGCAAAAACAAAGTAGATGTGACTACTATGGACGTTGTTGAAGCATGGAATTCATTACTACAGGCTAAACGTGATGCGCAGAGAGCAAACGAAGCAAAAGTCGTCAAGTAAATCATACTTTGGCTGCCCTTACGATGTTTACGGTGCTTACCAAGATTTTTTGCTGGACCAGTATCCGGGCAAAGAATGGTCTGCTCTTCAAATAGAGCCTTTGTCCCGAAAGCATTACGACGAGTGGGCGGCCTTAAAGCTGATGTCCCGAGAAACCCTAGAAGAATATGAGCCACTTTGGGACGGCGACGAGTTAAGCCCGCAGTCTTTTGAGCAGCGCATTTCTTCAAACACAACATATCCCAAGTGGGACTATGCGGTGAGCGTTAAAAACCCGTTTGGACAGCGACTGTTCGTAGGCTCTATCTGCGTCCAATTGCCTCGTGGCGGGACAGAAAAAACTTTTCGCATATCGTATTGGGTTGGCGAACCTTTTCAAGGGCTGGGCATAGGCTCTGAAGCAATGCAGAAGTTTGTTCATATGTTTGTTCAAGCCGGGCAGTACCGCCGCATAGAGGCTTTAGTCTGCCCAGAAAACATGCCTAGCCAAAAGATTTTAGAGAAGAATCAGTTTGTTTCAGAGGGTTTATTAAGAAAGTGCTTGAAAATCAAGGGCTTGTGGCGCGACCATATCTTTTACGCTTTTTTGAACGAAGACGTTGACTCCAGCGAAGAAACGGTTCAGTATTAAATCTAAGGGTTCCTCCCCTTGAATTTCATGATGTTATCCTTTTTTGCCCGTTCCTCCCGAGCGGGCTTTTTTTTGCTTAAAAAAAGGTTGACCACGTATACTAAGGTATGCGATATTTAGGTCTCAGGGCTAAACCACCTGCGAAAGAGGAGAAATCATGATGATAAACGACCAAGAAACCCAATACTTTAATTCGGAAAAATACGGAGAAATTACGTATTTCATCGAAAAAACCGATGACGTGCCGCAGCCTTACCACCTAAGCTTTTGGGGAACACGGCTTGACGGTTACCAACTGCGCGAAGTAAAACTAGAAATAATTCAAGAGCTTAGAAAAAATCTCGGCATCCGGAAAAAAAAGGTTGTGTGGCAAAAAGAACACGACCGCATCGCTGTATTACCCTACTGGAGGCCCTATGGCTTACGATAAACACGACGACGAGTTTGTTGAAATGGACTTTACCGAAGAAGTGACCGGCATGGACGATACCACCTTCTGGCAACTCTGCTACCTCGTCGCCATGCTACGGTCAAAAAAATTCAACGACCGCGCCGAACCCGAACACATCGCGTGGGACGCGGTCAGAGACCTCAAAAAATTTAGGGAACTAAAACATGAGCTCAACTGAGCAGCCCTTAATTACGTGCTTTGAATGCGGAACCCTGTTCCGCAGAAACACCCTTTACCAACCACCTCACCCATATGTAAGAGGTGAAAACATTTGTAACCCCTGTCGGGAAGCATTGGAAAAAAGGACAGAACATGACAACCGCAATTGACGCACTACAACGACTAGACGACGCTGTGATCGCCACGGACCGCGGGCCAGAGCGATCCTATGTAGGCGCCAGTAACATAGGTCATGAATGCTCCGCCTATTTGCAAATGGCCCTGAGAGGCATTCCCGGCAAAACGCCACCGCCTAACGCGTTGCGAATATTTCGTTTAGGGCACGTGCTCGAAGAAGAAATCGTTAACGACCTCAAAGCGGCAGGCTACGCTGTCAGAGAAATAGACCCGGAGACCGGGGAGCAATGGGAGTGGCTGGCCATGGGTGGCCACCTCCGAGCACACGCCGACGGAATACTGCGGGACAAAAAAGGACCCGCAATCCTGCTCGAAATCAAAACCATGAATGACAAAAAGTGGAACCTCTTTAAAGCACGCGGCATCAAAAATAGCCACCCAATGTACTACAGCCAAATGCAAATCATGATGGCGCTCGGCTCAATCGAAGAAGCCATGATGGTGTCATACAACAAAAACACCTCGACTTATCATGTCGAGATGGTGCCGTACCAAGCAGACATTGGAAGAATGCTGCTGGAAAAAGCCCGGATGATTATCAAAAACGGCTACAAAACACGCGTAGCCGACTGGCCCGATAGCTTTAGCTGCAAATACTGCGACCGCTTCGACGCCTGCTGGATCACAGACTCAGAAATACCAAAAAACTGCAAAACCTGTAACCACTCAACACCGCACAAAAATCAGCAATGGTGGTGCAACAAAAACCAAAAACTGGCAATAAAGACCTGCGACCACTACTCACGGTTCACGGTTCTTGGCCGCAAATGATTGGGAGGAAGTATGAAAGAGCCAACAATGAAAGAAGTATTAAAGATGGTAACTTTTAAGCGTACCGACAGTAGCGGTGAATTTGTTGTTCAAGACGTTAATTGTAGCATCTGGGGCAACGTCTCAGGGGGCATTGGTGGTAATGTAAGTAGTTACATTCAAGGCAATGTTGGCAGTATATTCGGTAACGTGCATGGCAGCGTTCATGGCAATGTCGGTGGCAATGTCGAGGGTAACGTTCGGGGCAATGTTGGCAATGTCGGTGGCCATGTCTTGGGCGATGTCTGGGGCAGTGTCTATGACAATGTCGGGGGCAATGTCTGGGGCACAATTAACGGGCGCAAGTGGCAGTATGTTGAAACTAATAAAGAAAAAGCGATCCGCTTAATCCGTGAAGGGAAAGGCGAGGAAGCTATTCAGTTATTGGAGGAGAGTGAGTGATGAACGAATCATATTATGAAACCAAAACCACCAACACTGAGAAGAAACTGCAACTGATCAAACTGTTAGATGAGTTTACTCAGGAA